TGACGGGAGCATCGACCCGGAGCGCGCTAACCAGGAATGGGCCAGGAACACCTTCGCCGGCCAGACCGTCAATCGAACGGCGGCCGCAGCACCGAAGGAGCGGGGTTCCCCGATGCCCGAACCGCCGACAGCAACGGGCGATCCGGTCGCGCAATATCTGCGTGCCCGCGCGGTCAAAACGAGTTTCGAGGCGCGCACGGCGCAGTTGGAATACGAGGAGCGCGCCGGCAAGCTAATCCAGGCGGTGCGCGCTTCGGAGTATGCAGCGAGTTTCTCGGCCATCGTGAAAGACCACCTCCAGGCGCGTGCCGACCGTTTGGCACCCATGCTGGCCGCCGTCAACGACGAGAAGGCCATCCATCGGCTACTGAAAAACGACGATGAGGCCGTGCTGCGCAAGGTGAGCAAAGCCATCGCGGACGCAGGCTTGTAACATGCATCCGTTCTCCATCCATGAGGTTGGCGCCGCGGCCATGCTGCCGCCTCGCGAGATCACCGTTTCTCAGTGGGCGGATGAGAACCGCGTGCTGACCGGCGGCGCAGCGGCCGAGCGCGGCCAGTGGCGCACTCGGCCTTACCAGCGCGAACCGATGGACGTGCTCAGCCCCAGCCATCCCTGCCGCCAGGTGGTGGTGCTATCGGGAGCCCAAATCCTCAAGACGGAAGTGCTCCTCAACTTCATCGGATTCATCGCCGATGTGGATCCGGGGCCGGTGCTGGTGGTCGAGCCGCGCACGGAGGATGCCAAGGCGCTCTCGAAGGACCGCGTGGCGCCCATGTTCCGTGCGACGCCGGCACTCCGTGGGAAGATCGCGCCCGTCAAGTCGCGCGATTCGAGCAACACGACGCTGCACAAGGTTCTCGCCAATGGCGCAGGGCAAATCACGCTGACCGGGGCGATCTCGCCCTCGGGCCTGGCCATGCGGCCGATCCGCTATGCGCTGCTGGATGAGGTGGACCGTTACCCGGCGAGTGCGGGCACGGAGGGCGACCCGGTATCGCTGGCGATCCAGCGCACCGCGGAGTTCGCTCACAACAAGAAGATCGTGATGGCGTCCACGCCGACGATCAAGGGCGTCAGCCGCATCGAGTTGGCGTGGCGTGAGAGCGACCAGCGCGATTACTTCGTGCCCTGCCCCCAGTGCGGATGCTTCCAGGTGCTCGCGTTCGGCGATGGCACGGGGCCGGGTGTGGTGTGGCCGGAGGGGAAGCCGGAGGACGCTGCGTATCGCTGCGCCGAGTGCCGCGAGCTGATTCCTCACCGCATGAAAGCCGAGATGGTGGAGCGCGGCGAGTACCGGGCGGCGAACCCGTCCTCGCCGATCCCCGGATTTCGCGTCTCCCAACTTATCTCGCCCAAGAAGTCCTGGGGAGAGATTGCGGTGGAGTTCCTGGCGGCGAAGAAATCGCCGGAAACGCTGAAAGCATTTCTGAACACGGTGCTCGCTGAATTGTGGGAGGAGACCCACGAGGTGGCGACGGATGCCCACGCGTTGTGGAATCGCTGCGAGCCGTTCGAAGCCGAGGCGCCGGAAGGGGTGGTCCTGATCACGGCCGGCGTCGACGTGCAGGCTGATCGGTTGGAGATGGAAATCGCCGGGTGGGGGCGAGATGAAGAATCGTGGTCGATTGCCTACCACGTGATTCCCGGCGACGTGACCCGCAACGAAGTGTGGGAGCACTTGGAAGGGCTGCTGCTCTCCGAGTACCTGCACGCATCCGGGCTGCCGATGCGGATCGTCGCGACGTGCATCGACTGCGGCTTCAAAGATGCCACCGTGCTGCATTTCACGCGTGACCGTTACAACCGGCGTGTATATGCCACGAAGGGGCGTGCGGGCGAGTCGCCGATCTGGCCGCGCAAGCCGAGCCGGAAGAACCAGACGCCATTCTTCATGATCGGCGTGGATGCGGCGAAGACGGCGATCTACGACCGGCTGAAGCTCCGGGACTTAGGGCCGGGCTATTGCCACTTCCCGATCGGGCGGGATCTCGAGTACTTTGAGCAGTTGACCGCCGAGAGGAAGTTCACCCGGTACCACAACGGGTTTCCGAAACAGGAATGGCGGAAGCCGGCCAACGCCCGCAACGAAGGCTTGGACGCGCGGGTCCTCGCGTACGCGGCGTTGCACGCGCTGTACGCCAGTGGCTTGAAACTGCCAGTGCATTGCGACCGCTTCGCCCGGATGGTGCAGGCGCGGCGTGGGGAGACGCCATCGGCAACTCCGGCCGTGATGAAGCCGACCAACACCGAGCGGTCCGGCCCACCGTCCGCCGAGCGCGCCGACGACCCATGGATGCCGCGCCGCAACTGGTTCGGGCGAAATTGATATGGCGCTCACGATTCAGCAGTTGCAAGCGAACCTGGACGCGGTCACCCAGGCCATCGGAGGCCCCACGCTCAAGGTCCGATTCCCGGATGGGCGCGAAGTAACTTACCGCTCGACGGACGAGCTTCTGAAGGCGAAGGCCGCCATCGAAGAGGATATCCGGAAGACCAGCGGGCAGACCGGAAGCCGCGTCCGGTTCGCGCAGCACCAGCGCGGCGATGGTCCCACAGGCCCAACGCTGGACGACCGCTGGTAACGAAATGAATCTTCTCGATAAGGCCATCAGCATCGTGGCGCCGCGCGTTGCGTTGCAGCGTGTCCGCAGTCGCGTGGCGCTCGAATTGACCACGGGGTATCTGGAGCGGCACGCGCAGCGGTTCCGGTACGAAGGCGCCACCGCTGGCCGCCGCGCCCATGGCTGGTACGCCGCCTCGACGGACGCCAACGTCGAGTTGATGGGGTCGCTAATCTGGCTCCGCAACCGCAGCCGCGATCTCATCCGCAACAATCCGTATGCGGCGCGCGCGGTGGAGGAACTCGCCGGGAATGTGGTCGGGACTGGAATCGTACCGAAGGCGAAGACTGGCAACACCGCCATCGACAAGATCATCGATGCCGAGTGGCCGTTCTTCGCCGACGGCTGCGACACGCCGCAGCGCCTCGATTTCTATGGCATGCAGACGCTGACCGTCCGCACCATGGCGGAATCAGGAGAAGCGATTGTCCGTTTCCGGCCGCGTCCCGCGGACGCCGGCCTGCGTATTCCGCTTCAGCTTCAAATGCTCGAAGCGGATTTCCTCGATCAGGCCCGCACGATGGGGCTGGTGAACGGCCATGTGATGGAGGGCGTGCAGTTCGACGAGATGGGGCGTCGTGTCGCCTATTGGCTGTTCAGTTACCATCCCGGCGGCGTGCTGATCCTCAACCCGCGCGGCGGCATTGTCAGCCAGCCTGTGCCGGCCGACCAGATCATGCATGTTTACCGCGTGCTTCGGCCTGGCCAGGTGCGCGGCGTGCCGTGGCTGGCGCCGGTGATGATGGCGCTCCGCGATCTCGACGATTACTGCGACGCGGAACGGGTCCGCAAGAAAGTGGAAGCCTGTGTTACGGCGTTCGTTCAGCAACCGGAAGGCGTCGATGGCGATCCGCTGGGCATCGCGGGAACCGATCCATCCAGCGGGCTGCCGGTCGAAAGCTTCCAGCCGGGCATGGTCGAGTATCTGAAGCCCGGCCAGGACATCAAGTTCAACAACCCGCCGCCGGCGGGCGGGTACCGCGAATACAAGATGACCGAGTTGCAAGGGATCATGGCCGGCATCGGCTTGCCTTACGAACTCGGCACGGGCGACATGTCGCAGGTGAATTACTCCTCCTGGCGCGGCGGGATGCTCGGCTTCCGCAACACGGTGGAGGCTTTCCGCTGGCTCACCTTGATCCCGTTATTCGCAATGCCCGTGTGGCGGCGGTTCATCGACACGCTGATTCTGCAGGGCAGGATTCCGAAATCCGCCGCCAACGACCCGAAGATCGGATTGCGCAGTGTGCAATGGACCGCGCCACGATTTGAATCGGTCGATCCGGTGAAGGACGCGGAGGGCGTATTGAAAGATGTCCGCATGGGCCGCAAGACATGGTTCGAGGCCGTGCTGGAGAACGGTTACGACCCTCCCTCCCAGCTTGCGCAGATTGCACTGTTTAACAAGCTGGTGGACAAATTCGAAATCATCTTGGATTCAGACCCGCGCAACACCACGCTCCGCGGCCAGGAGCAGCCGGCCGGAACGGAAGAGCGAACTCCGAGTAGCAAAGCGGCTCCCACCAAGTCCAAGGGTCAGGGTTTCACGGGGCTTTCGGAAGAGGATCTGGGCATGGTCAAGGACCTGCTCGTCGCTGGCATGTCGCGCTCCGGCAGCGGTTTCGAATCGGCCCCACGGCTTTACCGCGGCTAAAGACTCAACCACAAGGAAGGACGTTTATGAAAGGGAACCCACAGGTAATCGCTGGGCTTCAGGAGGCCGCCAACATGGAAGGCTCCATGATGCTTCAGTATCTTCTCGACCAGCGCGACGTGAAGCGCCTGGGCCTGGATCTGGCCGATGGCCTGAAGCAGATGAAGGAGCAGTGCGAGGATCACATAAAGAGCCTTGTGAGCCGCGTACTGTTCCTGGAAGGCGCGCCCACGATTGAGCTGAAGCCCGCCGCGACCCACGATAGCGTAACCGAGATTCTGAACGATGCCTTTGCCGCCGAGCAGGCTGCCATCGCGCGGTTCACCGATCTCTGCAAACAGTGCTACGACGCCGGCGACATGTCGAACTTCCACTTTTACCAGCACCTGGTGAAGTGGCACCGCGAAGGTGACGACAAGTTCAAGGGCCACGTCGCGTGGTTGCAGAAGCAACTCTACCAGTTGAAGAAGCTGGGAGAAAACGACTACATCGCCGTCAGCGCGGTGAAGGATTAGGAGGCACGATGCCGCTTCTACGAACCGAGATATCCCCTGCGGGTGCCGGCGCGCTGTCGCCCGCGCAGGTTGACGCCGAGATCTTCGCCGCCGACGCACAGGTGCTGCCGAGCACGGCCAACGCCAAGGACGGCACCATCGATGTGGTCTGGTACAGCGGGGCCGCTGTGCCGAGGGTTGACCGCGCGACCGGCGAACCCTACATGCTCCAGCTCGACATGCAGGGCTGCCGCTTTGACCGGCTGAACAACGGCGCGCCGGTGTTCGACACCCATTTCACCGGAGACGATTTCAAGTCCCTCATGGCGGGCAAGGTCGGCACGCGGGCCCAGTTGGGCGTGGTGCGCCGCGCCTGGCCCAACGGCGATAAGGGCATGGCCACGCTGCAATTCGATCTTGGCGATCCGGACGGCGCCGAGATGTTCCGCAAAGCCAGCGCCGGCATCCTGCAAAACCTCAGCTTCGGAACCTTCGTGTACAAACGCGAGAAGGTGAACGCGCAGACCGAGGGAATGCCGGAGGGCAAACCGCCCTACCTGAATGACAAGGAAATCGGCATGTTCAAGGCTACCGACTGGGAGCCGTTTGAGATTTCACCTTGCACGGTGCCGGCCGATTTCAACACGTGCTTTCTGAGCGCACAACCGAACGATTCAGTACGGGCAATCAGCCCACAAAAGGAGAAACCTGCAATGGAACAGACGACCACGCAGGACACGGGCGCGGATGCCCGTACTGTGAACGATCAGGCCCTGGCCGCCGCGCGGGAAGAAGCGGTCCAGGCCGAACGGGAGCGCGTCAGCGAAATCCAAACGCTGGGTGCGACCGCAATCAAATATGGAATCGACGAGACCGTCATCAGCGAGTTCATCGCCAAGGGCGTGCCCGTTGATCAGGCACGGAAGGAACTGTTCGCCCATCTCGCGACCAAGGGCCAGCAGGGAGTCCCGCCGCGCGCCGGCGCAGACGGCCCGGCATTCCCGATTCGCGGGGAGGGCGGCACTTCGGTGACCCGCGACGGCATGGAACAGCGCCTTGCCTGCATGCAGATGGCTCTGTTGCTGCGCGCCGATGGGCGGTTCTTCCTGGCGCGGCGCAGGGACCACAACGGCAACGAAACCGGCGAATACCTCGATGGCTACGGTCCCGAGCAGCAGCGCCGCGCCGTCGAGATGGCCCGCGAGTACCGCAATTTCAAGCTCATCGACATGGCGAAGGAAGCCCTGGAACTGCGCGGCACCAACCCGCGCGGGATGGACGTGACGCGGATTGCGGAGCTGGCGCTCCAGGGATCCTCGCGGGGACGCGAGTTCTTCGCGGGCGGCGCCGAGTCGACCGCGGACTTCCCGGCGATCCTGGCCAACGTCGCCAACAAGACCTTGCGCCAGGGTTACGAAGCCTATCCGCGCACCTTCCAGCCGTTCTGTCGGCAGGTGACGGCGCAGGACTTCAAGCCCATCAACCGTGTGATGCTCGCCGACGCGCCCGTCTTGCAGGCGCTGAATGAAAAGGGCGAGTACCACCGCGCCAACCTGACCGACAACAACATCAACTACGCGCTCGGCACCTACGGCGAGATCGTGGCGCTGACGCGCAAGGTCATCATCAATGACGACCTTCAGGCGTTCACCCGCGTCCCTGCCCTGCTCGGCGTGGCCGCTGCGCAACTCGAATCGAACACCGTGTGGGGCATCATCACGTCTAATCCGGCTGCGGTGTATGCAGGCGACAAGAACTCCACCGCGCTGTTCCACGCCAATCACGCCAATCTGCTGACCGGCGTGGCCAGCGCCATCGATTCCACCGTTGCCAACTCCGCTCCCCTGACCGCACTGGGCAAGGGGCGCGGCGCCATGCGGTTGCAGAAGGGACCGCAGGGCACTCCGCTGAATTTGATTCCGCGGTTCATTGCGGTGCCGACGGCGCTGGAGACTTACATGCTCCAGCTCGTGTACCCGATCAACATCGCTTCGGCGGATGCGACCAAGGTCGTGCCGGAGTGGGTGCGCAGCCTGATCCCGGTGGTCGAGCCGCGTCTCGATGCCGCCACGAATGGGACCACCGGCTGGTATCTGATCGCCGACCCGGCACAGATCGACACCGTGGAGTACTGCTACCTGGAAGGGCAGCAGGGCGTGTACATCGAAACCAAGCAGGGCTTCGAAGTGGATGGCGTCGAGATCAAAGCGCGCATGGATTTTGGCGCGGCGGCTCTCGACTATCGCGGGCTTCAGAAGAACGCCGGCCAGTAGGGCGTGGCGGGCATAAGGAACAGGAGAAAACCGATGCAGAATTACGTTCAAAAAGGTCAAACCCTCACGGTTGTCGCGCCCTACGCGCTGCTCAGCGGCGGCGGTTGCCAGGTCGGCAACATCTTCGGCGTGACGGTCAACACTCAGAACATAGGCGACTCGAGCGAGCTGGTGGTGGAGGGCGTGTTCGACCTGGCGAAGGATGCGAGCACGTTCAACCCCGGAGACAAAGTGTTCTGGAACAACACAGCGCTCCAAGCGACGTCCAGTCCGTTGACGGCGGCCGGC